GAACGCGCCGCACTGCGGCTCGTGCCTAGACAGATGTTCATTGGTGGTGGCTGATGGGAAATAGGTTTTCCTCTGGCAAAAACTCGATTGCCGAGTGCGACCGCTGTGGATTTCGGTTCAAGCTGACGGTTTTGCAAAAGCTCGTCGTCAAGACCAAGACGTATGACCTGAAGGTGTGCCCCCAGTGCTGGGAGCCTGACCAGCCGCAATTGCAGTTGGGCATGTATCCGGTGGATGACCCCCAAGGTGTGCGTGACCCACGTCCCGACCTGAGCTACCAAGTTTCTGGGCGCACAGGTTTGCAGGTTGTCCTGACCAACAGCCCAAGTGTTGATGCGCAAGGCGTGGTTGGTGGCGGTAGTCGGATATTTCAGTGGGGTTGGGCACCAGTTGGGGGCTCGCGGGCAAATGATGCAGGTTTAACCCCAAATGACTTGGTTTCTGCGGTAGAAATTGGTACAGTTACAGTAGCAACGACATAAGGAGTCGATCATGGACAAGAAAGATTTAGCGCAAGACAAAAAGATGATTAAATCTGCTGTGGGCAAGCATGAAAAAAACATGCACCCCGGCAAAAAACCCACCAAGCTCAAGGCTGGTGGTAAGACCAATAGCGACATGCTGAAGTATGGTCGCAACATGGCCAAGATCATGAACCAGCGTTCTTCTGGTCGCGGAGGCTAAGATGGCTGAATACAACCAACCCAAAACAATCCCAACCGTTGACGTGTACAACCAGCCAAATAAGGAATATCTGCGCGAAGCAAATGTTTCTGTGGCCAATGTACGCAGCGGTGACTACCCGCCCATGAAAACCTCCGGCATTGTTGTGCGCGGCGGTAAAGCGCAGACCAAAGGCAAAATGGCTAGGGGCCCAATGGCATGACCTACACCGAGTTGATTGCCGCTATTCAGTCGTACACCGAGAACACGTTCCCGGCAACGTACCTGTATGACAATTCAACTGTGTCTCCCCAGACGCAGTTGAATACCTTCATTGAGCAGGCTGAGCAGCGCATTTTCAACACGGTTCAGTTCCCCTCGTTGCGCAAAAACGTGACGGGGATAACCTCCAGCGGTAATAAATACTTGTCGTGTCCAGCAGACTTTTTGTCTTCGTATTCGTTGGCAGTCATTGATGCTACAGGCGCGTACGAGTATTTGCTGAACAAGGATGTCAACTTCATCCGCCAAGCCTACCCACAGCCAACCGATACAGCCATCCCCAAGTACTACGCGCTGTTTGGCCCAACGACTACCAACGACCCAAGCCCTGTAATCACAAACGAGTTGAGCTTTATTCTTGGCCCAACTCCTGATGCCGCTTACGACGTTGAGTTGCACTATTACTACTATCCAGAATCCATCACCACTGCGGCATCAGGCCAAACTTGGTTGGGCGACAACTTTGACTCTGTGTTGTTGTACGGCTCCTTGGTTGAGGCTTACACCTTCATGAAGGGTGAGCCAGATGTTATTGCTGGCTACAACCAGAAATACATGGAAGCACTTGGAATGGCCAAACGTCTGGGCGATGGTCTGGAGCGCAGCGACGCGTACCGAAGTGGCCAGTACAGAGAAGCGCCGCTTCCTCAGAATAATGGGGTGCGTTGATGGCTTTTACCGGCAACTACACCTGCAACGTGTTTCGCACTGGCCTGCTGGAAGGCTTGTACGATTTCGGCACAGGCACAACGGACGTTTTTAAAATTGCGCTCTACACCAATGCAGCCACGCTTGATGCGGCTACCGCAGCTTATACGTCTACGGGCGAAGTTGTGGCTTCTGGGTATACAGCAGGTGGCGAGATTCTGGTAATCAATCAAGTCCCCACTACAGGCAATCCCCCTAACACAACCGCATACTTGTCCTTTGCCAATGCCTCATGGACTGGTGCGTTCACAGCTCGTGGCGCACTGATCTACAAGGCAAATGGCACAACCAACCCCGCAGTCTGCGTGTTGGACTTTGGCGCAGACAAGACTTCAGCCAACACATTTGTGGTGCAGTTTCCTGCGGCCACTGATACAACCGCAATCATCCGCATCGCATAAGGAGCGACTATGTTTAACGAAAAAGCAACTTCAACAGACACCGTAAGCGCGGGTCTTGTCGCTCGTACTGGAGCTGACTCTGGCGCTCGTGCAGGCGGCGTATTCCATGTCGAGTGCCTTGACAAAGACGGCAACCTGAAGTGGAAAACTTCCGAGCACAACCTTGTGGTTAACGAGGGCTTGCAAGAAATGAACACCGAGTTTTTTAAAGGCTCTGCCTACACTGCTGCGTTCTTTCTTGGCCTGATTACTGGCCCCGGCTCAGGTACAACCTTTGCCGCCGCTGATACTCTGGCCTCCAAAGCATGGACTGAGTACACCGATTACGCGGGTTCACGCAAGGCCGTGACATTTGGTACAGCTACAACCGCAGACCCGTCCGTCATCAGCAACTCAGCATCCCCTTCCTCTTTCGCCATTTCTGGTGCAGGTGGCGTAATTGCTGGCGCATTCCTGTGTACCGTGTCGAGCGGCACGTCCGGCGTGTTGTTCTCTGAATCGGACTTCCAGTCTCCCGGCGACCGTACCGTTGTGTCTGGCGACACCTTGAATGTGACCTACACGTTCAGCCTCGACGCTGCTTGATGAGTGTTTGGAACATCCGCATTTGCTGAAACCCCCTATGCTGCATTGCCAGCAGGGGGGCAAGTGCTTGATAGTTCTATTAGTGAATCGGCAACAGCCGCTGATCTAGCAGCGGTACTTGCAATATTTCAGTCTGCCCTTGCGGAAACATCGACGGCATCAGAAACGGTACTAGTTGCCCCGTCCATATTTACAACAATAATTGACGAGTTTGCGCAGGGTAGTGAAACTGTATCTTCACTACCGATTTACGCCTGCGATATACAAGAAAGTGCGACTGCTGAAGACGCGGTATCAACCCTCGCGGATTTCTTGGCGGACATCACTGAGACTGCGGTGGCCGTGGATGACACAACAGCACTTGTTGACTTCATAGCAGATGTCCAAGAGCAAGCTGTCGGGGCGGATGCGGTAGCTTCCAGCGCAGACTTCCAAGGCAGTATTTTGGAAACCGCCACTGGGGCCGATAGCGTAGCCGTAGCTGCTTCAAATTTCAACGCAGTAATTGCCGAACAAAGTTCAGGTTCGGAGACGGTTTCCAGTTTGGTTGACTTTGCAGCAGCCCTAGCCGAAGCCGCAACCGCCTCAGATGCCACATCAGCGTTGGTGGATTTTGCCGCCGCCATAGCCGAAGCTGCAACGGCGCGGGATGTTGCGTCTGCCTTGGTTGACTTTGCAGCGGCCATAACCGAGACTGCCCAAGCCTTTGAAACGGTTTTAGGAGGTCTTGTGTACGCGGTGTTTATTGCGGAGATGGCGCAAGGGCTGGACACACCGTCTTCAAACGCAGATTTCAATGCCGCAGTGGCCGAGCTTATTTCTGGTCTGGACACACCCAGCGCAGCCGCCGGGTTTGGTGTTGCGGTTTCTGAGGCTGCGGCTGGCTCCGACAGTACTTTGGTGGCCCCCTCCACCTTTAATGCCTCCGTCAGCGAAACGGCGCAGGTGTTAGATGCGGTCTTTGCAAGTGCGGTCTTTTTTGCTACCATTACTGAAGGTGCGGTGGCCGCAGATCAGATCATTGCACGGCTGCTTTGGGAGATCATCAACGATGCGCAAACAGCAGATTGGGGCAACATTAATGCTTCCCAGACAACGACTTGGGCTACGATTGGAACAGCCCAGACCAACGGCTGGCAAGACATCAATTCTGCCCAGAATGCTGGTTGGACAGTCATCTACGACGGTCAAACTGACACATGGCAAGTAATTAAAACGCAGGGTTGAGCAAATGGCACTCGTAGTCAAAGATAGAGTTCAAGAAACCACCACTACAACTGGCACTGGAACACTGACTCTTAACGGTGCGGTTTTTGGTTTTCAAACTTTTGCAATTATTGGCGACGGCAACGTCACATATTACGCAATTACAGACCCGGGTACGGGGAGTTGGGAAGTAGGTGTTGGTACATACACAGCTTCGGGCACAACATTAAGCCGTACCACTGTTTTTGAGTCTAGCAATTCCGGCAGCTTGGTTGATTTTGCCGCCGGAACAAAAAATGTGTTTTGTACATACCCAGCGGAAAGGGCGGTGTATTTAGATGCAGCAGGGTCTGCTGTAACCCTTTTAGATATTGGCACACTGGGCGCAAGCACTGCAAACATCACGACTGCGAATATCACGTCCGGCACAATTACCACAACCCCGGTAAACAACACCGACATTGTCAACAAAGAATACGCTGACGCCATCGCATCCGGCATTCACTTCCATGAAGCTGTGGGCTACGCAACTACCGCAGCGTTACCTGCCTGTACATACAACAACGGCACATCTGGGGTAGGAGCCACGCTGACTGGAGACGCTAACGGCGCTTTGACGGTTGATGGCCATACGTTTACTTCGCCCACGGATGATGGAACACGGATTCTGATTAAGAATCAAGCAAACGGAGCGCACAACGGCGTTTACACGCTTACTCAAGCGGGCAATTCATCGCCGGGTGCGCCGTTTATTCTGACCCGATCAACAGACATGGATACTGTTGGAACCGGCGTTGACCAGATTGACGAGGGTGACTTTTTCTTAGTGACCAGCGGAACTGCTAACGTCAATACCGCTTGGGTACAGCAGACTGCTCCTCCCATAACGATTGGCACAACACCGATTATTTTCCAGCAGTTTTCCGCCCCTATCACCTATACCGCAGGGACAGGACTGAGTGAGTCCCCGTCCTACACATTCAATATTGCCAACACTGGTACGGCGGGTACGTATGGCTCCGCCTCTAACGTCCCGGTATTCGTCACCAACGCGCAGGGCCAAGTTACATCGGTCACAAATACAGGTATTGCTATTTCTTCGGCGGCAGTTTCAGGCTTGGCAGCTTCAGCAACAACGGACACAACTGATGCTTCAAACATTACTTCTGGTACGTTGGGCACTTCTCGGCTGTCTGGCAGCTACACGGGCGTTACTGGAGTCGGTACTCTTACTGCTGGTACTTGGAACGCTACAGCTATTGGTGCTGTTTATGGTGGTACTGGTCAGTCCTCTTACGCTGTGGGAGATTTGCTATACGCAGATACGACTACATCTCTGGCCAAGCTCGCGGATGTAGCTGTTGGCAACGCTCTGATCTCAGGCGGCGTGGCTGCGGCTCCAAGCTGGGGCAAGATTGGTTTGGCTACGCATGTCAGCGGAACGCTCCCAGTAGCCAATGGCGGCACGGGAAATACAACTGGCAATGCAACGACTGCAACAACAGCAATAGCGGTAACTGCAACAGCGGCCAGCGGTATTCAATCCGCATATCAAGCAGCTTTTAACGTAACAACTCCCGGACTTGGCACTTACGGCATCCATTTCAACGGGCAAACTACGGCAGATTTTGCCTCTGGTATCACATGGAACGGCGGTACAACAAGTACAAACTCACAAGCAGGTATTTATGTTCAAGGTTCTGGTGCTTACGGAACCAAGATGTACATTGCCACAACCGACAGTTATGCAACTGGAGCAAAAACGGCGATCAGCATTGACCACAATGGCGCTGTAAATATTCTTCGCAGTTCATTGACAGTGGCTGGGGCAATCAAGCGCACCGCCGCAGGTCAAGGATATTTGAATGGTGATTACTCCTCCGCAGAAAGCATCTCCACAACGGGCGTAATCTACAGTATTGGTGGAGTCTACGTTCCCACTTCCACAAGCTACAACAACATGTACGGCGTTGCCTATGCTTTCTCTGGCCCGGGAAGGCCAATGGGCAACGTCGCGGGAATTCCTTCAGATCAGTGGGCTTTCGTTGGTCTTGAGGCGGGCACCCCAAAGTGGGCGCTTTGTACTAGCAACGGCAGCGCGTATTTTTCAGGCAGCGTCACTACCACAAACGTTAACGGCTTTACGCCAACGGCATCAATTGTGGGCAATCGGCTCGTTGCTACTGATGCGAACGGCTACATCTTCAACAACTATTTCAACTCAACCGACAACTCGCAAAGTTCTGGTGTCTCCGCTGTTATGGTCAAGGCGGGGGATAACTACTACCGTTCAGGTACAGCAGCGGCAATAGCTACATTTTTGTCCGGGCAAAATTTAGGTGTGGGTGTTGGGCAAACTTGGCAAACCGTGTCACGGGCGGCTGGTACGTGGTATCAAAATACAACAGGTCGAGTAATAGTTGTTATTTGGAACATGCAAGGAAGTCAGAACCGTGTTTACGTTGGAACAAGTACGTCATCCTTCATTACCGTTGCTGCAAACAACGCTGGCGGAGCAGGCCAGTACGAACAATACAACGTAACTCTTGTTGTCCCTGCTAGTCACTACTATCAAGGTACAGGAAGTATTCAATTCGTGTCGGAGTTAAGATAATGGAGTACGGTTTTTATCATCCAGAACAAGGGTACTGGCAAGCAATCAGTGAAGTACCCCAAGAAATATTGGACTCCTATCCAGAAGGGACTATTTCCGTACCTTTGCGGCCAGATGCCAACCATCAGTGGGAAAACGGCGCTTGGGTGTATGTAGCCCCAGAACCTTTAAGCGATACTGAGCTTGCTGAACAGGCGCGGTTTACTCGTGACCGTCTTTTGGCAGAATCAGACTGGTCACAATTAGCAGATGCACAAGCAGCAATGGGTAGTGCCAAAGCGCTTGAGTGGGGCGCATACCGCCAAGCGTTGCGAGATGTGCCTCAACAACTTGGATTTCCTTCAACCATTGAATGGCCCGTAAAGCCGTAACCCAATCAAGGACACGCTATGAGCAGCACATATTCAAACAGCCTTCGGGTAGAGTTAGTTGGTTCAGGAGACCAAGCCGGTGCGTGGGGGGCAACCACAAACGGCAACTTTTCAAACATTTTTGATGTCGCTATTGCCGGGTATCAGACCGTCAGTGTCACAAGTGCCAGCCAAGCTCTGACTTATTTGAACGGCCCGACCACAACTGCGGCATTGAACCAGTCTGTGTACGCCATGCTGCGCTTCACAACAACTACCGGCGCGGCGTTCAACGTCTATGCTCCCCCGGTGCCCAAGCAGTACATCGTGTACAACAACAGCGGTTACTCGATGATCCTCTACAACTCGACTGTGATTGGTAACACCACCGCAGCGGGCACAGGCGTCACGGTGACCAATGGCGCAAAAGTCATGGTGTGGTCTGACGGCACAAACTTTAATGAGCTGCAAGCTCAAAATTTAACTGGAACTTTGGCTATTGCCAACGGCGGCACCGGGCAAACTACAGCCAACACGGCTTTCAATGCTTTGGCCCCGAGCCAAGGAAGCGCCAACGGGAAGTATCTGAAATCCGACGGCACAAACACAAGCTGGGATCAAGTTGACATCAGCACCAGCGACATCACAGGTGTTTTGCCCGGCGCAAACGGCGGTACAGGCGTAGCGAATACCGGTCGGACAATTACGCTTGGCGGAAACGTGTCTACTGCGGGGGCATTGACCACATCGGGTGCGTTTGCGACAACACTGACTTCAACTGCCACTACTTCTATTACATTGCCTACAACCGGCACATTGGCGACCTTGGCGGGTTCGGAAACTTTAACTAACAAGACCTTGACCAGCCCAGTGCTGACAGCTCCTGCGCTCGGTACGCCAGCCTCTGGCAACCTCGCCAACTGCACATTCCCCACGCTGAATCAAAATACAACTGGAACAGCGGCTGGCCTGTCTGCAACTTTGGCAGTGGCTTCAGGCGGTACAGGCGTAACCACTGCTTCGGCAATTGCAACGCTTGTTGGTAATTTGTTGTTTCCTGTTGGGGCAATCTACTCCAGCACATCTGCAACCAACCCCGGCACGTCCCTTGGCTTTGGTACATGGACAGCCTTTGCCGCAGGCAGAACGCTCATTGGTAACGGCGGCGGTTTCTCTGCTGGCGCAACAGGCGGTAGCGCAGATGCAGTTGTTGTTAGCCATACTCACACGGCAAGCACCTCAATTACTGATCCGGGTCACTTCCACACCACTGCTGTTAACTATGCTGGCGGCACGACTGCAAACGGTATGTTCTCAAACTCAAACCCGGGCAACCCCTTCAGCACAAATTCAGCAACCACAGGCATTACCGCATCAACATCGGTCACATCATCTGGCGTGTCAGGAACAAACGCAAACTTGCAGCCATACATTGTTGTTTACATGTGGCAGCGTACCGCCTGACGGAGTAAGACATTGATCCGATCAGCATCCTCTTTGCTGCAAATGCTTGTGTTGCCGCCATCAAGGAAGGGTGCGAGCTTTACAAGCAGGCCAAGACTTCTTTCATGGAGGTCAAGGCTACAGTTGATGAAGCTGTTGGGATCGCCAAGGAAGTTCATGGGTTCTGGGGCAAACTTGCCAAGATGTTTGGCGGAACCCCCGCCCCTGCCACGCCCAAGCCTGTGGCGAAAAAGAAGGAAAAGTACGTTGCTGTTGACGAATCCAAAGTCATGGCGGATGTTGTCAGCCAGCTTACTGAGTTCTTCAAGCTGCAAGAGCAGTTGGCGGCGCACATAAGGCAGGAGGAAGAAAAGAGCCAGACTGTCTACGACCCCAATGCCAACTTGATGGAAGCAGCCCTGAAGAGGGTTATGGCTCAAGACCAGATGGCTGCGTTGGAAGTGACAATCAGGGAAACGATGGTTTATCAGTCCCCACCAGAAATGGGTGCGCTGTATTCCAAAGTGTTTGAGATGCGTGGCGTGATACAGGAGGAGCAGGAAAAGGCAAGGTTGAAGGAAGAGGCGCAGGAGAGGTACAAGCAATGGCAACGACGGGAGGAAAAAAGAAACTTCCAAGCAAAGTCGGCGTATCTCGTAGCGACTATCCTATTCCTCCTTTACCTGTGGTTGTGGCTCCTGTTCGTCAGTCGTTTGGGGAAGACGTGATGGGCTGGATTGCTGCTTGTGTGTTGGTCGCCCTCATGCTCCCAGTGCTCGGGATGTTGTACTTGGACATCTTGGAAGCCAAGCATGAAGTGAAGACGCAAACTGAGAAGCTTGAGCGGTTAAGGCGTGAAATTGAAAGGGAAAAACGTGAAAAGAAGCCTAGCGATACTATTTCTGATAACCCTGTATTTGATCGGGTGCGAAGACCGTTTCCGTTACGCTTGCCAAGACCCGACAAACTGGAATAACCCCGAGTGCAAGCCCCCGATCTGTACTGCCACTGGCACTTGCCCCGAACAACTTGTTAAACCTGAACAGGAGAAAAAGTGATGCCTACTGTTGCCTACAAAACAAACAACCGCCTGACCGCCGAAGAGATTGAGGTGCGTGTCTGGGCTTTCGTGATTGTGGTGCTGGTCAGCATCCTGCTCGGAGCGATGGCCATGTTCCTGTACTCGGTGACCTACGTCACCCAACCCATGTCCGGCATGGCCCCAATCGACAAGATTTACACAAGCCAGATTAGCACCATCATGGTGTTCATCACTGGCGTTCTGGGCGGAGTGGCAGGTCGGTCAGGTATTAAAGCTGTAGCCAATGCGGTAGCCAAGGCCGAAGCTAACGACAACGATGAGCCACCCAAGCCATGAAAGGTTTACTCTCTGGATTGATTGCCTTGCTGCTGACCTTCGGCGGCGGGTATTTCTACGGCAAGTATGTTGAGAGAGAAATTCAACAGGCCGAGGTTGACCGCCTGAACACCGAAGCACGGGCCAAGGAACAGGCTCTAGCCGCTGCCGTAACCACCACTGCTGAAGCATTGAGGAAGACGCATGAAAAAGCCAAACTTGCTACACAGCAGCGCGATGCTGCTATTGATTCTGGCGCTCTCAAGCTGCGCGTCAAAACGACCTGCCCCGTACCAGCCTCCCCAGATCCCGCCACTCCCACAGGAGATAGTGGAGGAGAAGCATCAGCCGAACTTGACCGAGAGACTGCTAAAGCTCTTGTCGCCATAACCGACGAAGGCAACCGAGCCATTGAAAAGCTCAACGCCTGCATCACCCTTTACAACAACGCTAGGAGCGCCCAATGAACCTGACCGCTAACTTTTCCCTCCACGAACTGACCAAATCTGAGACCGCTTTGCGTCTGGACTTGGATAACACCCCCGGCGAAGCCGAGACTGCGAGCCTGCGCCTGTTGTGCGAGAAAGTCCTTCAGCCCGTGCGCGACCACTACGGCAAGGGCGTGAAGGTGAACTCAGGCTACCGCAGTCCCGAGTCAAATGCGGCTGTGGGCGGCTCCAAGACTTCTGACCACTGCAAGGGCCAAGCAGCCGATATTGAGATTCCCGGTGTCGCAAATGCTGACTTGGCGCAGTGGATCATGGATAATCTGGACTACACGCAGTTAATTCTGGAGTTTTACACCCCCGGCATCCCTGATAGCGGGTGGGTTCATGTGTCGTACGACCCGAACAACCTGAAAAAGCAAGAATTGACTGCGACCAAGGTAGCTGGTAAAACACAGTATCTTCCCGGTCTTGTAGCTTAAGCGAGCCAAAAATGCCATTACAGAAACTTGAATTTAGACCCGGCATCAACCGCGAAGGCACGACACTGGCCAACGAGGGCGGATGGTTTGAGTCTGACAAAGTTCGGTTTCGTTCTGGCTACCCCGAAAAAATCGGCGGTTGGGTTTTAGATAACGGCGCAAACGCATCTGCCTTGCAGCCGCCAGCCGGAGACTACTGGGGCGTGTGTCGCGCCATGTGGAATTGGTTAAATCTGGCGGGCTACAACCTGCTGGCGCTGGGCACCAACCTCAAGTACTACATCCAGAACGGCACAGGCGGTAATGTCTATGATGTAACCCCCATCCGAACTACCACGACTGCTGGTGAAGTTACGTTTGCCGCTACCAATGGTTCTCCAGTGATTACAGTCACCGACCCGGGCCACGGCGCTCAGACTGGGGACTTTGTAACCTACAGCGGCGCAGTTTCTTTGGGTGGCAATATTACCGCCACCGTTTTGAACGCCGAGTTTCAGATCACGTACCTGAGTTCCAACACCTACACCATCACCGCTTCGGTTAATGCTGCCGCAGGAGACTCTGGGGATGGCGGGGCATCCGTTGTCGGTACGTATCAGATTACATCCGGCAACGATATATTTACCCAGAACGTAGGCTGGGGCGCGGGTACTTGGGGCGGTTTGATTACGGGCACTGCAACAAACCAGCTTAATGGGGCTATAAATAATGCCGTCACCACAATCACGGTTGATTCAACAGCAGGATTTTCTACGCCGACCGGCACACTGTTGATTGACTCAGAAACAATCACCTATACCGGAACAACCGGCACAACATTTACAGGCTGTACTCGCGGTGTCAGTGGTACACCGGGCTCAGGCGCAGCCGCTTCCCATGCTGATAACGCAGCAGTTGTGCAGGCTACTACCTTCACTGGTTGGGGCTCTCCAGCACCGGCTGGCCAAGGAGTTGGGGTACAACTGCGGCTTTGGAGTCAGGCTAATTTTGGCGAGGACTTGGTGTTCAATCCTCGCGGCGGCGCACTGTATTACTGGGCCAATGCGGCTTCGCCAAACACATTTAACCGTGGGCAGTTGCTTGGCCCAAGCGCCACAGTGGTGACCAAAGCAGGATCACTTTCAATTGATTCTTCCTGCCCGACTATTGCCAGCATTGTGATGGTGTCCGACTCGTCGCGGTTTGTCCTTGCTTTTGGCTGCACGGACTACGGCAGCACTGTGCAAAATCCAATGTTGATTCGTTGGTCTGACCAAGAATCAATTGCCACATGGGCTCCAGCAATCACCAACCAAGCAGGCAGCTACACCCTGAGTGATGGGTCTCAAATAATTACGGCTATACAAACACGACAAGAAATTTTGGTGGTAACGGATTCCGCCATCTATTCCATGCAGTACCTTGGCCCACCGTATGTGTGGGGCTTCCAGTTGATGGGTAACAACATATCTATCGCCGGGCCAAATGCTGTAGCTACAGCCAACAACGTGACCTATTGGATGGGTACAGACAAGTTCTATATGTACTCAGGTCGTGTGGAGACACTGCCCTGCTCATTGCGCCAGTATGTGTACAACGACATCAACCTCACACAGTCTTTCCAGTTCTTTGCCAGCACCAACGAGGGCTACAACGAAATCTGGTGGTTCTACTGCTCTGCCAATTCAACCACTGTGGACAAGTATGTCATCTTCAACCACCTTGAGCGCACTTGGTACTACGGCACTTTGGCGCGGACATACTGGTTGGACTCGCCCTTGCGGGCAACGCCAATTGCGGCGGGTTACAACGGCCAACTGATCTACCATGAGAACGGCACAGATGATGGCACAACAAACCCTCCGACGGCTATTGAGTCTTATGTTCAGTCCTCTGACTTTGACATTGGTGACGGGCACAATTTTGGGTTGGTTACTCGTATCATTCCCGATGTGACGTTTGATGGCTCGACGGTGAACAACCCATCGTTGGATTTCACTGTGCGCCCGCGCCAGTTCCCCGGTACAAACTACGGCACAGCAGACGCTCCAACTGTAACCAGTACACAAAACTACCAGAACCAGCGGTACTTTACCGTGCAGCAGTTTACTGAGCAGGTGTTTGTGCGCATCCGTGGCCGTCAGATGGCGTTCAAAATTGTGTCCAACGACTTGGGTGTAGCTTGGCAGTTGGGCGTCCCCCGAATTGACACACGCCCTGATGGCCGGAGATAAGCATGGGTTTAAAGAACACAACGCAACCCCGCCTACCTGCCGCGCCTGTTGAGTACGACGCTAGGTTTATGGAGCAGTTTGCAAACGTCCTCCGGCTTTATTTCACCCAGTTAAACAACGCATCTCCAGCCATATTTGCGTCTCAAGGTGTCGGCACTACAGGGGTTGTGACGGCAATGACCTTTGCGCAACCTGACCCCGCAACCCCCGGCGGAACAAAAATCAGCCTGCCAACCCAAGCTGATTTTGCCAATCTTCGCCCCGGCGATGTGTACTACGACACCTCTGGCGGCACGGCTACAAGCTACCCCTTGCGCATTAAAGTCTAGTTGTTCACAAGGCGGCAACATGATACGATCAACCACCCCCAGTTCGCGAGGTAAATATGTCTGGATTTGAACCAATGTTCATGGCCGCAGCAGCAGAAACTGTGGCTCCTGCCGCTCTTGCTTCTGTTGGAGCGGAAATCGGCACAGCCACGTTGTTGAGTGAAGTTGCGGGCACTAGCATGATGATGGGCTTGCCCACTCTGGGCGCGGCTATTACCCCCACAGTAATGAACGGTTTGGCAGCTTTGCCACAAGCAGCGAGTTTGGCTGGCACTTTAGCTCCTGCCGTCACGCCTGCATTGACAGGCTTGACCACTGCGCAAGGTACATCATTGTTAAACAGCGCGATGCCGGGCATGCTTAGCGAAGCTCAAATTGCCCAAATGGTCAACCCCGCTACAGATATTGTGGCCAATGCCCAGAATTTAGGACAGGTTGCTCAAGCATCAGCGCCCCCAATCACTGACGCAGGGATGCAACATGCGTTTAACGCATACAAACAAGCCGCGCCAGTAGCCCAAGAGCTGGTGGCGCAAGCGCCTCAACTTGTTCCTGAAGCAACAAGTAGCGCATACGCAGCTTCAGCAGCACCCCCAACCGCTTTCCCTAGCGGCAGTTCTGCATACACAAGTGCAGCAGCCCCGCCCGCCGCCGCAAAGCCCGGCATGCTAGATACGGCACTGGACTACATCAAGAACAACAAAATGCAGTCCCTGTCGATGGGCATGAACGCCATGAATTTGCTGGGCAAGGGCAAAAAAGGCAAAGGCGGCGAAGATGAAGACGAAGAATACGACGGCCCGCTGAGCAAGTTTAAGTACGACCCCAGCCGATATGTGCCCGGCACAGTTACACCGCCGACCCCGTACAAACCCGTATACAAAGACTACCGCATGGCGGGTGGTGGTGTGGTTGAGTTGATGTCAGACCAGAACGCTATCGGAGCCAACACAGGCTACCCAATGGCCGACATCAACAAAGGCGCATACGCCACCCCCTACCAGCAACCTATCTCCCGCAACGTGCTGACCGGCGCATCGGATACTGGTGTTAACCCTATGACTGGCGAGATGCAGTTTGCTGGTGGCGGTATTGCTGATTTGGGCGGCTACTCTGATGGTGGCCGGATGCTCAAAGGCCCGGGCGATGGCATGTCTGACAACATCCCCGCAACAATTGCAAATAAGCAACCCGCCCGCTTGGCCAACGAAGAGTTTGTGATTCCTGCCGACGTGGTTTCCCACCTCGGTAATGGCTCGTCTGAAGCCGGAGCCAAGCAGTTGTACAAGATGATGGACAGAGTGCGCCAAGCCCGCACAGGCAAGAAAGCCCAAGGCAAGCAGATTAACGCGTCCAAACTGATGCCCGCATAACATGCCGCTGTATCAAATCCGCCCAAATGAATTGCCACAAGTGTGGCCTATTGCCGCCCCAATGCTTCAGAAGGCAATTGATTTAGACCCTGATTTGATTACGATAGATCAAGTTGAGTACTCTGTGCGCACGGGGAAAACGTTTCTTTTGGTGTGGGAAGAGCCAGAGGAAGGCATTACTGGCGCGGTTACTGTGGAGTTTATTGACTACCCCCGCGAACGAGTTGCGCATGTGAATCTTATGGGTGGTAAAGGTATTGTCAGGGATTATGTTTTTGACGATGCCAAACAATGGATGCGCCTGCAAGGTGCTACAAAGGCCCAGTGTTGGGCCAAAGGTACGTTGGTACAGATGTATGAAAAGATGGGCATGGAAAACACCCACCAAGTCATGCGCATTGCGCTGTGAGCACCAATATGCCCATAAGTATCCAGCACATCCCCGTCGAGTACGTAGCGCAAACATGGCCGCTGGTAGAGAGTCACGTTGCTTCCGCAGAAAAGTTTGGGGGCGACGACTACACAACTGACCAGATAAAAGTGTATTTGGCCAAGGGCTTGTGGCAATTGTTTGCCGCAGTGAACGAGGAAAATGTAGTGCAGGGTGCGGCCACTGTGCTGTTTCAAAACTACCCCAATGACAGGGTGGCATTTGTCACAACAATGGGTGGAAACATGATGGTCAACGAGGAAGTTTTGTCCGCTTTTAAGCAAGTCCTTAAAGGCTTTGGGGCCACAAAACTTCAAGGAGCAATGCGCCCGTCGATGGTGCGGCTGAGTGAAAAGCTTGGCTTTGTAGAACGATATGCAATCGTAGAGGTAAAAATATGAAGACCCAATATTCACGACGCGAACTGTATGCTTTGGGAGAGCCTCTTGGAGAAGCCGTTACGCGCAAAGAAGCTGGCCGCATTGTTTATGGCGGTGGCGGCGGTGGTGGCCCAACAAAATCAGAAGTTACTCAGACAAACATCCCCGAGTACGCACGTCCGTATGTAGAGACAATGCTTGGCGCTGCCCAGCAACAGCTTTTTAATTACGACACCGATCCAGAAACCGGGGAGATGACACCTACCGGCATCAAGCCGTACACCCCGTTCAGTCAAGACCCCAACGCGTATTTTGCTGGGTTCAGCCCCATGCAAGAGCAGTCTTTCTATGGCGCTGCTAATTTGGGCGTGTCTCCAGAAATGGGACAAGCGGCTACCGCCACCACGGATGCTATGAACCGGGCAATGAACACCCAGTATCAGACAGGGCAGTTTGGTAATCAGTTCCAAGCCCCCGGCGATTATCAAACAGGGCAATTCAACGCCGCGAATGTACAAGGCCCGGCACTGCAAAATTATCAAATGCAAGGCCCGCAGGATGTGCAGTCTCAGCAGTTTGGTCAGCAAGCCGCCGAGCAGTACATGTCTCCGTACATGCAGTCGGTGGTTGGCATCCAGCAACGGGAAGCGCAACGTCAGGCGGATATTGCTGGTACTCAGCGCGGGGCTCAAGCGGTTAAGTCTGGTGCGTTTGGTGGCGCTCGTCAAGCCATTTTGGATGCCGAAGCTGCACGTAATCTGGCACAACAACAGGGCGACATCCAAGCGCAGGGGCTTCAGTCAGCCTACGGCCAAGCCCAACAACAGTACAACGCCGACCAAGCTCAGCGGATGCAGGCAGCTCTTGCCAATCAAGGTATGGGCTACAACGTAGGCTCGCAGAACCTTGCGGCTAACCTCGGCATTCAACAGCTTGGCTCCGGTCAAAACCTCCAAGCGCAGTTGGCCAACCAGCAAATGGGCATGAATGCCCAGCAAATGGCTGAACAATCTCGCCAGTATGGTGCAGGTCAGGGGATGAACGCGGCGCAGTTGAGGGCTCAGTACGGCTTAGCCGGTCAGCAAGCTGCCGAGCAGTCACGCCAATACGGTGCGGGTTTGGGTATGCAAGGGCTACAAACTGCTTTGTCTGGCGCAGGTCAGTTGGGCAATATTGGTCAAAACATTTACGGTCAACGTGTTGGCAACATCCAGTTGCAGAACCAGTTGGGTGGTCAACAGCAAGCGTTGGAACAGGCCAAGATCAACCAGCAAGTTCAAGACTACGGCACTGCCCAGCAGTACCCAATGATGCAGTTGGCCAATATGAACAACTTGTTGCGCGGTTTGCCCATGCAGTCCTCCACCGTACAGACGTACCAAGCCCCTCCGTCGGCACTGTCTCAGTTGGCAGGAGCAGGCACAACTGCGTATGGCGCGTACAAAACATTTGGTTCCCCCGGAGCAAAGGGCGGCTCGGCCAAAGACATCAAGAAGCGCCCAGCCGGACTGGCTGAGTTGGCACTGATGAAGATGCAGTAAGGGAAAACCATGATTAACGTCAACCAGATCACCTCCCGATTGGCCAGCATGCCAGACCAAGCGTTGCAGCAGTATGCGGCTATGCACAAAAACGACCCGTATGTGATGGCACTGGCGCTGTCCGAGTCCAACCGCCGCAAGCAAATTCGCCAAGGCGCACAGATGCAAGCGCCCCAGCAGCCCAAAGTGGTTGACCAAGAGCTTGCCCAGATGTCTCAGCCGATGCCAGAAGATACCGGGATTGGTCAGCTTCCCGCGCCGAACATGCAGAACATGGCCGAGGGCGGCATTGTGGCGTTTGAAGGTGGCGGTGAAGTTCCTCGCATGTTTAATGGTGGTGTCCCCCCTCGCCCAGTTCAACGTATGCCCGGTGACCCTGTTGCGGCTGAGTGGGATCGCATGTACGGCGCAACGTACGCGCCTGACGGTACGCCCAAGGCAAGCAAACAGCAGTACGTTCTTGACCCTGCCTCCAAGAGTTATGTGCTTAACCCGCAGTACGTTGCGCCAACAAAACCAGCACCAGCACCAGCACCAGCACCAGCAGCTTCTGGTGCTGCACCGCCTCCCTTACCCCCTCCACCCCCTCCACCCCCACCTCCTCCGGATAAAAAACCACCACCAGTACCTGCGGCTAAACCCGCTGCTGGCTTACCCGCGCTCAACACAAAGCCAATGTCTGCCGAAGACGCCGCTAAACAAGCTGCTGCGTTGGGTGACGACAAAGAAGTTCGCAAAGAACTGCAAGGTTATGTGGATCGCCAAAAGAAAATAGGCGAAGAAGCTGTTGGTAGTTTTGAAAAGGGTATTGCCGGACTGCCAGAAGCGTACAAAAAGTACGAGGCGCGTTTGCAAAAAGAAGAAGCCGAATCTGCAACCGACAAAGACAAGGCCCTCGGCATGTCTATCTTTAAGGCGGGCTTGGCCATGATGTCGGGCACATCCCAAAATGCTTTTGAAAACATCGGTAAAGGCGCAATGGTTGGCTTGGAAGATCAGCAAGCAGCGCTTAAAGAGTTTAAAAAGGCGCAACGTGAACGTGACAAGGCGTTTGCTGATATTGAACAAGCACGTCTGGCAGACCAGCGCGGGGACTTAAAAACCAAGCTGGAGCTGGAAAGCCGCGCCGCAGACAGAAACGCTGCTGCTGAAGGCAAGTTTGTTGACGGCATTGCCAGTCTGTTTAAAACAAATAAAGAAAACGCACTGGGCATTTACAAGACAGGGACTGAGCAGCTCAATCAAAACCTGCGTTCAATGTATGAGCAAGGCGAACAAACAAAACGCACAATCATTCAAGCCAATGCCCCAACTGGTTTGGAGCGCATATACCGTGACCCTGTTTTGTACAAAAAACACATTGACGCGCAAACGGCTGCAACAGGTATGCGAGGCGATACAGCAATAAGAGAATCATGGGCTAAATCGCCGTATCTGCAATCACAGTACCCAAATGTAGAAGACTACGTTAGAATGATGGCAGGCTCCTCTGGCAATGCTGGAGGTGAGTTCAAAGTCTTGGGGTCACGACCATCAGCCCCGTAAAAATTAGGATGTGCAGCAATGCCAATTTACAGCGTACAAGGCCCGGACGGACGGATCTACGATGTGGAGGGGCCTGCTGGCGCTTCTGAACAAGATATTGTTGCTGCTGTAAAACGGCAAATAGCTACGCAGCCTGCACAAAAAACACAAGAAACTACGTTTGGCGGGCAGACAAAAGAGTTCTTTAAAGGGCTTGTGCCCGGAGCCATTGGCCTCACTGAGCAAGCCGGTATTGGTATTTCCGCGCTGTTGCCCAATGAGCAAGAAAAAGCCGCACAACAGTACATCAAAGAAAAAGCCGCCGCAGCCAAAGCTCCATTTGCTGCTGCGCCGGGGTACGAGGACACGGTGGGGCGTAAGTTTGGTGAAGCTACGGGTTCTTTTTTGCCGTTTGTTGCCACCGGCCCGTTTGGTATGGCTGGGCGTGTTGCAGGCTACGGCCTTGGTATTGGCGCTGGTGCTGGCACACAGGTAGAGAAGTCTGCCGCTGAGGGGGCAACTGAAGGACAACAAACCGCCTCCACTTTGTTGGGTGCCGCTGTTGGTGCGACAGAGATGTTTGCCCCCACACGTATTCTGAAACGTCTTGGAGAGCCGGTACTTGATGGCGCTACGTCTTACGTAAAACGTGCGTTGATGGCAGGCGGTGAGGAAGCCGCGCAAGAAGCCGCATCGCAAGCCGCACAGAACATTATTAGCAAAGGTATATACAAGCCTGAACAAGAAATTATTGAGCAGGTTGGAGAATCCGCCGCTTACGGCGGTGCAGTCGGTGCGTTGGCGCAAGGTCTTTTGGACTTGGCTATTGGTCGCCGTGCCCCAACAACACCAATCACTGACGAAGTAAAACAAGCCCGCGCTGAAGCAGAGAAACAGCAGGAAGAAGAAAAGGTTCGGCTGAACAGTCCCGAGTACGCACAAGAAGTGTTTCAAAAGACGCAGGACTTGGAAGCTCAGCGCACTGCGCTCAAACAGCAGTTGATACCAATAAAGAAAGGCGTATCACCAGAAACAGACTACGCAAACAACCGGGAAGTCAATCGCCAGATTGATGCCATAAACAAAGAACTTAAACCGCTGGCTGACGAGTATGTGCGTGTCAAGCCTATTCTGAAACGTGCTGCGGAAGAAGCAAGGGTTGCTAAGTTGACCCCATACGAGTATGCGTTGGGCATGGAGCCGGAGCAAGCCGCGCCACAAGCGCAGGCTGAGCCTGAGTTTTATGAGCAGCAGATTGCCACGCCGCCTGCGGCACCGAAGGTAGAAGATGTTGTAGCGCAACACGCTGCGCAGAGTATTCAGTTGGCCAACGAACAACAGCTTGCTGGTGAAAAATCTCCCAACGATGCGGTGGCCGACTACGTTAAATACTTGATGCGTAACCCAGTGTTGGCGGATCAGATTGTAAATAAGCGCATGCAGTTGCCCGGTTTGCCTGCCGGTGTGCGTAACTCTGCGGTGTTGGATGCACTGAAGTTACAAATTGCTCCGGGCTTTAAGCAGGAGATGGAGACACGCAAAGCAGCTTTCGGTGCCGCCAAACCTATAGAAACAGAATCGCCCTATGTACAGGCGTTTACTTCCTACATGGACGAGCTTAAAGACCGACGTAACAACGTTGGGGATGACTCGTTCTTTGATTACATAATTCAGCCAAAGCTGGAAAAGATTGCTGAGGGTAAACCCCCAGTAGTAGCGGTGAATCCTCAGTTGATGCCGTTTATGCAGCCCAAACAAGCTGAACGGGTGCGCACCAAGATTAACGAGTTGCTTGATGAAATAGATCAGGCAAATACGGATAGAGATGTTGCGCAGCGTTCAAACAATCAAGATGCCGCCACTGCTGCGTTTGAAAGAGAGAACCAAGCGCTTGAACAAATTAACGCTTTTGCTGCGGAAGCCCCAGCAGGAGAGCTGACAAAAGGCCGCTTCCCCAGCGCCAAGGTAAGCCCACAAGCCAGCATCTACGCCAAAGAAGTACTACGTGTTCGCAATGAGCAGAACACAGCTTTGAACGCAATTGAAGACAAGATTGACCGTCTGCGTCGTGGTGATGCTCTGGGTAAAGAAAAGGCAGAACCCGGCAAAGGTGTGGCTGCTGCTACCCCTGATGTGTTGGCCAAACAAGCTGAAGATGCCCGTGGTAAATACATTTCCGCTGTGTTGGAAGAAGCCGCTATCCACCGCCGTGTTGCGGGTAAACCCTCACTGACATATGACGAAGCAATCAAAGCTGCGTCGCGCATTCATGATGTGGTGGGTGAATGGATTGATCGTTCAAAAGTAAAGCCCGTACAGAAATTTACGGAAAAACCCAAATACGAAGAAGTAATTGTGCAACCTGCGCAGAAACGCGCAGGCAAGACTATCCGAGGCGCAATCACTGAACGTAGATACAGTGAGACACCGCCGTCTAAAGTTCCTGCGGGTGCACCCAGCACAGGTGAGTGGGTTAAAAAACCTACAAAAGTGTTTGCTGCTTTAGAAGCACAAATTAAACCGGTGACAAATGTGGATTCTGCCGCTGCTGCACTAGACGTTAGGACTAATGCGGTTATCAGAAAACAAATAAAAGAGTTGCTGGACAAAGGTACGCTTCCGTTTGTTTGGGAATTTGTTGATACCCGCCCTATGGCAGAGCAAATCAAAGAAATGCCCGCCAGCAATAAAGAAATTAAGCACTTCAAAGCTCAGATTGCCAGCGTTGTTGATAGCCTGTCTCAGTTGCCGTTCACCGCTACCCGCGAGACACCTCTGCTTAAACAGCAGTTTGCTTCCACAGAAGCGCAGAAAGTTGCAGAAGCCAGAGGTGAGACAGCCAAGACGGCTGGCGGGGAGATGCGCCGCCTGCGTGAGTACGTGGGCAACATGATTGACAAAGCGCTGACACGGAACATCCCAGAAGGCGCAGTCTTAGAAACTGAAGACGGCCCTATCCGCACTCAAGGCATTAGAGAGGCGCTGGAGCGCGTCAAGACAATCATTGACGACGGCAAAGCAAGCAAAGCGTTGTTGGACGCAGCCCAGAATCAAGCCGAGCGCATCCTGCGCGGCGAAGACCTTGGCACTCAGGTGTATGCCCGCCGTGAAGCTGTGCCCGGCAAACGTGTTGTTGAGAATGTGCCCGGCAGAGAAGCTGAGACACGCTTTGGAGAACGTGGCCGCACATATAAAGCAGTGGGTTACGAGGCCGCGCTTGCCCCTGAGGGTAGCGCACTGCGTGAGCTTCAAGATGCCATAAAGCTGTATGAACGTACAGCCCAAGAAGGTGAGATTGCTGGTGAAGGTGCGCCGGGTCAAGGTCAGTTGTTTCCCGAGACTCGCAAAGACATCGGTTATATCCGCGCCACCCCTGCCAACTTTGCCAAATCACCACAGATCAAACCTGTGTGGGAAGCACTGGATCAGGCACGCAAGCTCAAAGCAAAAACAGAAGCCAACCAGAAAGCACGTTCTGCTAGAGACAAACAAGGCTTTGAACAGATTGAAGCGCTAAAAGAAAATATTGAAAGCGTTAAAAACCAAATGCAGTTTTTCCTGATTAAGCCGGGAGACTTCAACATTGGTAAATACTCGGACGCAGACATTGCAAAAATGTTTGCGTCTTATCCAGAATCAGGCGTTACCAAAGAAGACAAGAGGCTGATGGATCGGTACTTGCAAGTATCTAAACAAAACATTGGCAAAACAAAAGAACAAAAAGAACAAGCCATGTCCGTGTTTACTGAGGAAGAAAAAACGCGGGTAGACAAGTTAATCAAAGACTTCAACACAAACAAAATTCCTGAGTACGCTAAAAACGTTCAGCAAGCTTTGCAAACCCTTGCATTGGGCCAACGTCTTGAAGGTGCAAACAACCGTTTAGTTGAACTGATGCAAGACAACAATGCGGCTGTACGTAAACAAGCTGACGCGCTCAACAAAGTTACTGAGCCGTTGATGGATAAGCTCAAACTTATCAAAGCAAGTTTGCGTACCTCCGTTATGTTGACTGAAGGTCAACGCGCAATGATTGACTCAGAAGTTGCGCTTCAGAACCAACGTAACGCGTATCAAAAGGCTATGGCCACGGCAATGGGCAAAGCCCGTCAACGCTTGTCTGATACGTTGGGTGAATTGCTTGATCCTGAGATTGAACGCGCACGTCGTTCTTTAAAAGCTGCCAAGACACGTCTGGCCACAGTTGAGTCACAAATTGAAGCGGCTAAAAAAGAGATGACTGAGGGTACTGGCCAAGCGCCAAACCTGATTAACAACTTGCAGAAAGTTCAAGGGCTTGTTGAGAACATTGAAAGCGCTGAAACAGAACTGACTGAGCTGCAAGAACTGCGTTTTGGTGAAATTGAGAACGACGTTGTTGTCACAGAAGCCATGCTTGACAAAGACCTCAAGACAGAGCGTGAGTACTTAGAAATTCTTGAACGTCAACTGGCCGACATGCGCAAGGAGCCATTGACTGCTGTTGAGACCGGCAGACCGGGCGAACTGGGCAAACTCAAGTATCCACTTTCTGCGCAACGCATAGCGTCGCAAGTAAAGGCACAGCAAGCGGTAGTTGACGAAGCACAAAAACGTGCTGACGAATTCCAAAAAGATGTGAAGGTCTGGTGGCCTAAAGTTACTGCGGCGTTCAAGAAGGATGGCCTCAGCGTCAAAGACCTACCCGGCGCAGTGTTTGAGAAAGGCCGCAAAGTTGCGGAGATCAATACGCCTGAACAAAGACGCCTTGATGAGTTGCGCGATAAAGGTATGCAGGCGGCAAAAGAGGTTGATGAAGCCGCCGTACGTCAAAGGGTCAAAGACAAACAGCTGCAACTGTTTGATGACGAGATCTTTGACGCCCGTGGTGAAGTGCAGGCGTTAATAGGGCCAGAAGACATGAATCAGTTGGCCGACATCATGGCCGACCCTAACGCAACCAATACTAAACGTGCGCAAGCAACGCTCAAACTGGGCGCTATGCAGAAGCTGGCTTCACTGGAAGCACAGAAACAAGCGTTCATTACAGGCAAACCAGCCAAAGCACCCAAGGCCGCTACTGTGCCGAGCACCACTGCGTTGGCAGCGGCTAAGCCCTTCCGTACTGGGTCGGGCGCTGGTAAAGCTGCTGATACAGAACGCCTCAAATTGAAGGCCCCGCAGAGAAGGACTTTGGAGCAAGCGTCGGATGCCCTGCGTGCTGAGCGTGAGGAAGGTACTTACGGCGAGGGCTATGAAGCTCCTGATCTGCGTGGCTTATTCCGCACTGCCAAGAATGTTGGCAACGGCATGAAGGCCGAGGAAGTTACGCGGCTCACCAACCGCATAGTGCAGGACTGGGCAAATGTTCCTGAGATTCAAGTTGTTGACAACGAGTCTGGTCTGCCACAGGAAATCCAAGATCAAGCCAAGCGCGACGAAAAGACTGGTCAGATTCCCGGCCTGTACGACCCCAACACCAAGATTGTGTACTTGGTCGCTTCTAACTTGGGCAATGGCAACGATGTTGCTATGACTTTGGCACACGAAGTTGCAGGTCACTTTGGTCTGCGGGAAGTTCTGGGCGGCACATACGCCAGCACCATGAACCGTGTGTATGAAGGCAACAGCGCTGTGCGTAAACAAACCGACGCCAAGATGCAGGCTGAGCCCAATCTGGACAGAAACACTGCCGTTGAGGAAGTGCTGGCAGAGATGGCAGAGACTGGTGCAACTCCGGCAAACGAGAGCGCACTGCGTCAAATCTATAACGCCATTAAGCAGTGGCTGGCCAATACGTTTGGTATTGAGAATGTGACTGACAACGAGGTCAAGCAGATTGTTGCCAATGCACGCAAGTATGTGATTGAGGGAACGCAAGCCGCTGAAGGTGAAGTAGACAAGTCTGGCATTTTGTATCGCACCAAAGCCACGTACACCAATCCAGAAATCGCCAAGAACAGCGATTTTGTTGACAAGATCGTGGCCAAGGACAGAAGCTGGACGGACAAACTTAAAGCCAACTTAACAGGTCTGGCTTTTGAGACACAGCTTGTGGACAGGTTTGCAGGCTTCGAGCGTTTGGCCAAATACATGGAGCCGCTTAAAGGCACCCAGATGCTGTACTACTTGCGCATGTACGACCAACGCATGAACTTTGTATCTCAGGCAGTCTCCAACGGCGCACCGGCAATCGTAGAGAAGACGCGCCCAGACGGACGCGTTGAGCGTGTGTTGGAGAGTAAAGAGAGCGCCAACATTAACAACGTGGTGCAGATTCTAAGAGACGCACAACCAATGGTTGGCAATGCAGAAGCTGTAAACACTATGTTCACTACGTACATGGCTGCTATTCGCGCAAAGAACAAAGGTTTGTCCTCTCTAAATTTTGGTGAGGATGTTACACAGGAACTGCTGGATAAAACTATGGCCGCCATCGAGGCCACGCCCGGTTTAGAGGCTGTGTTCAAAAGTGCAAAAGACGAGTACAACGCTTACAACCGCAACTTGATTGATTTTGTTGTCAGTACTGGCGCACTGTCCAAAGAAGTTGGTAAACGTTTGCTTAGAGAAAACGATTACATCCCGTTTTATCGTGAACGCAACGGCGTAGCCGAACTGTTAATTGGTGGTGAGTCCCCCATCCGTATTGGTAGTATTGCTGAGCAACCATACTTGCATGAACTTGTTGGTGGCGACAGGCCCATCCTTGATTTCTTGACTAGCTCGGTGCAGAACACCAACTTGTTAATGGACATGGGTATGCGTAACTTGGCTACCAAGAACGCTGTGTTTGAACTGGTGGACTTGAAGGCTGCTAAGTTTGTAAAGATGGCTGCTGGCCCTGACGTTGTTAAATTCCGCGATGATGGCGCAGATCGTTACGCTGTGATTGCTACCGAGAAGGTCAAGATTGGTAACAAGGAGTTTGATACTGGCGTACCTGCTGACATACTTGTCAAAGGCATGGAGGGCATTCCAACACAGATGCCAGCAATGTTGCGCGTCATGGCTTTCCCAGCACAGGTATTACGCAAAGCTATTACCCTCAGCCCTTTGTACACAGCAAAGCAGTTGTTCCGTGATTCCTTGGCCGCGCCTATTCTTTCTGGCGCAGACTTTATGCCGGTCATTGGTGCGTTGAAAGAAATCAACTCCGCTACCAAAAAGACTCTTGAGCGCCGTGGTGTTACCGGAGGCCAGCAGTTTGTGGGTGGCGCTGAGGACTTGACCAAAATTCTGCGTGACGTGTCTGAGGGTAAGCCGGGCTGGATGACCGCGCTTGGCAAACTTGAAGCCATGAGTATGGAAGCGGATGCCACAACACGTCGCGCCCAGTACAACAGCTACATTCAGCAAGGTCTGTCTGAGATGGAGGCAACTTTGCTGGCGCTGGAGTCCATGAACTTTAACAAGCGCGGCGCGTCACCATCAATACACATAGCCAATTCGATGATACCGTTCTTTAACGCTCAGATTCAAGGTCTGAACGTGTTGTACAAAGCGGCTACGGGCAAGATGCCGTTCAACGAGCAGTTGCGTATACGTGAAAAGATGATGCAACGCGGTGCTTTGATGGCTGTGGCCAGCTTTGCCTACGCCGCTTTAATGCAAGACGATGAAGCATACAAGAATGCTAACCCTGACCAGAAATACGGAAATTGGTTTATTCGTGTGCCGGGTTTGGATGAACCAATCAAATTGCCTGTGCCTTTTGAAATTGGATACATTTTCAAGGCGTTGCCTGAGGCACTGCTTAACAGCATGCTCAACGAACACGGCAGCGAAGAAGCAGTCAAAGCGTTCAAACAAATTTTGCTTCAGACAGTGCCCGGCGGTTCGTCTTATGGCATACCCCAGATAATGAAACCGGCCATCGAGGCGGGGTTGGGCAAGTCGTTTTACACAGGTCGAGACATCTTGTCTGCGCGGGAAAAGGAGTTGTTGCCAGAAGAACAGTTCCGCGCCAACACATCAGAGTTGGCCAAAGGCATTGGCAAGACGCTTGGCATATCCCCTATTGTGTTTGAACAGTTGGTCAGTGGTTACACCGGCACTATGGGGCTTGCGTTTATGCACGCACTGAGTGTGGGTGTGCCTACGGGTGAGAGTCCTGAGAAAGCTGTTAAACGTTTGTCGGAGTACCCAATTCTTGGTGGCGCATTCCAACCCAACGATGCTGGCGGCATCATCAACAGCGTGTACGAGCGCATGAACGAAAATATCAAAGTCAAACAAACGTTCGACAAAATGGTGGCAGAGGGGCGGATGTCAGAAGCCAAGGCGCTGTTGCAAAGACGCGGTAACGAGTTTATGCAGGCTGAAATGGCGCAAAGCTTTAAGAATGATATGAGCATGTTGACTCAAGCTGAACGAGCAATTGCCGCATCAAACATGTCACCAGAAGCTAAGCGCGAACAACTTGACAAGATTAGGAAGATAAAGACCGCCGTAGCTCGTACGGTGAGAGAGGCTTCCGATAAAACCATACGCCTATCAACCCCTTTCTGATACCAATGAAAGCTTGAGTGCGGTACTTGTAAGGAACTGAGGCGCGTAGCCCCAGTTCCTTTATCTTTGCAACATCCAGCCCGGGAACAAAAAACCCTGTGCCCGGTTTAAGTGTCGCCCACGGATAGATTATTTCCATTGAAATGTTCTTCCTCAAAAGTTATGTGCATAGCGTTAACGCGCATTGATGGGCCGTTGGTCTTGCCGAGCATATCTTTCTTGGAGTATTTGACGCGGAAAAGCTTTTCCATCTGCTTCTTGAAGTCGTCGTAGCTAAAGCTCATGCTCACACAGTGCCGCCTGAGTAGTTGTTCTTCAATGAAGTACTCCCTGAACCCCTCAGCAAATGTGCCGTGCTCGACACGTCCAAGTACCTTTGACCTTGTAAGCGACTTATCAACAGCCTCCCCATCCCCCCATGCGGCCATCAGTCGGCCTTCAGCCTTCTTGATAATGATGAAACTGCCGTAGTTGTCTCCGGTGTACGCGTTCAACACGTCCTCAGCAGTGCGCACACTGCCGCGAATAATGCCCCGGGCTTTCTCCACAACCACTTTCAAAGCGTCTATGACTTTTTGCACTTCAACGTCAAGGATGTTGGCGTAATCTCTACGTAAAAGAATGGCAGCAGCAACAATAACGGTGCAACCGGCGTGCCAATAGCGTTCGTCATCGTTGAAATCCAGCACCTTTTTGAGGTGCTTATGCGTCTTGGCGACAACCTCCTCTGCCATATGCTGGTTCTTTGTCAACCAACGCACCCAAGCCTCGCCAGCCACGCCGTAATTGCGTTTCATCTCAAGCAGCACTTCACGTTCTTGGGGAGTCCACTCCAACTTGATGTTGGGATTCCACTCCAGCATACGCAGAAGTTCGCCGTTTGAACTGAACTTCCGTGCCCCCGCCATGTAGTCCGTCAGGCTTTCGTTGGAAGTCATGGTACATGTGGTCTTCCATGTCGTGTTGTTGATGCGCTCTTTGTTTACACCAGACTCCATACGCTCTTTGCCCTGCGCTTCTGCAAAGTCAAAGATAAATGTGGGTGCCCACTCCATGTCTGCACGCTGGGTGTTTGTGATCTCGTCAATCAGAAGCGGCATGCTGTTGAGCAGACCAGCGCGTTGCTGCATTGCAACCGGAGACGTGCCCTTACCTGTCCTGTAACGCAGTGGGTGTCCCCATACGCCAGCCTTGGCGCTAAGCACCAATGACTTACCAGTACCAGAATGGCGTGAACCAATGTGCCACACAAAACCCTCGTACTCAGTGAACCGCATCAGGGATGAGCCAAACGAGTCCAGACATACAGCCAAGGCGGTTTCCATGTTGGGCTTGTTCACGAATATTGTCTGCCACAGCTTTCGCCATTTTTCCAGACTGCCAGCCCCAGAGGTGTTGCGATTGATGTTCTCAAGACCGGGCATCGGTATGCGTGTCTCCCCGCCTTCTTTGGTAAACACCCGGTTGTTGTAGACGAAGCTGTTATCTTCTTGCCAACCGCACTGGTATGGAATGATGATTGGCTTTTTGGATTGAGATGCTTCGCCCACACAGGCGCGTACGTATTCGTATAGCTGCTTGTCAAATCCAGCAAACGTAGACACAATGTTCTGGCTTGCCAACCACTTGAGCGTCTCGTCTTTGCTCACAATAGATTTCTGTGGAAAGTTAAGCGTCAGCACGCCCTCGGGACGTACAGCGGCCATGTGAACCAAGTGGTCGTTCTCCATCTTAAGTAGATCAACCACAAACAAGTCGTACGGAACAAGCTGAACAGTTTTCTTAGACTTCTTGCCGTCCTCGTCTTCCTCAACCTTTACAAAGTACACGCCGCCGTTCTCGCCGTAGCTGTACCCGCGTGGTGGTAGTGGGCGCTTAACTGCATCAATGTGCTCTGGTTCGTTGCCGTCATCTGGTTCCTCCAGTGCGAAAAACTCTTCCTCAACAAAGTCTTCGCTCACGGTTGCCAGCGGTATGACTTTCTCAGTGTTGTCGGCTTTGATTTCTCTGCCAAGGATCAGCGGATTTGTGATCTTTCCCCAGTGTGGACAACTTGTGCATATGCCGGGATTCAGGGAGTCCATTGCCACGCAGGAGTAAGGCCCTTTGATCTCAGCCAGCTTCTGGTGCATCCTGTCCGGCGTGTATGGGTGTAACTCCGACAACCAAACAGCCTTCTCAGTGCCGTCCTCACAAACCTTAGCCCATGACAACAACGCCCTCCACACAGGTTCTTTGCCGTCCTCTTGAGCGGTGGCGGCATAGTCGGCAATCTGGGCGCAGTGGGGTTGAAATTCGGCAAAGATAGTGCGGCTGTTCTGCATCATCTTTACTTGCGCGGCATTCTTCGCGTTCTTTGGCCGCGCCCCCGGCAACAGAATTGGGTCAGCCTGCGGCGGTGCTTTTTCTTTAAGGTTGGCGTTGATGACTTTTGCAAACGCATCGAAGTCAAACACGTCGCCTTCCATCAACAACTTTACAGGAAGAGGTTGCACATACTTCTTCTTGTGGTTCATGGTACCCGGCACACGCATCAGTCGTGCCGCATCTGCGGTGACTGCCATGTCGATGACCATACCCTCTTGTTTACACAGAAGCTTTATGTTCTGCGCAACAGGTCGCCATTCAGCAACCGTCAGGTCGCGTGCCATCGGCCAGTAGCAGTGGAGCCCTCCACCTGAACCAACAATCCACGGCTTACCGAGCGCGTCAAGCCCGACCTTTGCCATGAACGCATCCAATGCCAGTACTGCATCCTTCTTTGATGCGTACCCATCCAAGTCAATAAAGAAAGACTTTACGTGCGTTGCTTTGTCAGCTTCGCGTTTCTTACCTTCAAAGCAGGAGACGGCGTAGAAGATGTCGCAGTGATCGTTGTTCCAGTTGTCTATGTGTGGGCGTAGTTCCTCAATCGTGTCCGTGAACACATGCTGTTTTCTTTTTGTGAGTTCTACCGCGCAGTACGAGCCTAAACCCGGAGACGGCAAAACCACCGCTAGGAACTCAAGCGGAGTCATGTCTGTCCTTTGGTTTATTTAAAGTCGTCTGTTGCGTGGTCTATGCCTTGGGCAAAACCGTCCTCAAAGCCTTCTTGAAAAGCCTTCTCTTTGCTATCAATTAGCGCAGCCGTGCGCTCAACAAGCACTTCAATCCAATCAGGGGTGACCTTGTCAAAACCAATGATGTAGATGTACCGAAGAAGCTCGTTGTCGTTTAGTTGTCGAGGTTGAATGCTTTGCATGTTTTTCTCCAAGCCTCGTCGGCTGTGCTTGATGTTTGTAGGATTTTGAGGAGTGCGTCTACCGTTGGACGATAGGCCACAAAAACTTCACCACCACCGAACCAGTTGTAAACAGATTGGCGTGAAACGCCAAGTGCTTGAGAGATTCTTACGACAGAAAAGTTGTGATGAACAGCCCAGCGCCCGAGTTGGTTGCCCAACGTCTTAGGCGCTTTCATGACCATGTTGATTGTTTGTTGAGAGTAAGCCATGCTGTAAGGGGCCGAAGCCCCCTCCTTCTTAAGTTTCGTCCCAATCGTCAACCATCGCCGCCAAGTTTGACTTCTTGGCAGGCACGGCACTTGGCTTTTTCTCTTCCTTGCGCACAGTAGGCTCTTCGCCTTCATCCTCTGCAACAGGCGCGGCTTTGGCTTTCTTTGCCTTTGGTGCTGGTGCTGGTGGCTCTTCTTCCTCAGCTTCTTCAACTTTGGCAGGGCGTGTACCGGCAATTGCCAGAGGCGCAGACACAGCGGCTTGCTTGGGCATTGTCATAGCAATAGCGCGTTTGGCTTCTGCTGACTCAGCCTTGACGGACACAATCTCAAACTCTTCGTCATTCAACCAGCGCATCTCTTTGAAAAACAGTTTGGGGCTTTCGGACTTGGTATCAAACTTCAAGCGCGTAACAACCAAGCTGGGGTCGATTGGTTCTTGTTGCGCCATCAACCACTTGATGTATGCTTGTAATGGGCGGTTCTCACCTTCGCCATCACCAAAGATTGATTTGGCTGGCAGAGTCAACTGAAGAATGTCGCCTTCCATGTCGTTGGCCAACACTACAGCAACGCGTTGTTGGTAGCGGCATGCGCGGCTATTACCCTGACCAGACCCTGCAATGTTTTGTGGGCAGTCTTTGCAGTTGGAGTGCTGTTTGTTGCCGGCATCAATAGAGGGTGTCTTGCCATCAGCAGACCAGCAGTCAGGCGCAGAAATCTCACCATCGTATGCCTTAGCATAAAAAACGCGGCCAATGTCTGGCGCGGCGGCAACGAACACAACGTCCAGATAGCGTTCTTCGATTGAAGCGATTTCTTTACCGCCGCTGTACAAACGAAACACGCCGCCCTTGATTGAGATACGCTTGGTGGTATCAACATTACCACCAGCCAAAGCTTTGGCAACTGAGGACAGACCTTCACGGCCTTTCGCAAACGCTGGAACGTTTGCTTTGTTAAAAAGCGTCACATTAGTCATGTGATATTTCTCCTGATTACTTGGTTGGTTTGCGAACAGAGATTGCGTACTCAGTTAATGAGTTCAATCCGGGTGGTACGAGGCCGGGGTTCTCTTCAAGAAATGTTGCCATGTTGGTCTGCGCAATACGCTTTTCCAACAAGTCAACGGCTTCGTGTTGAAGCACGAATGTCTTGAATGAATCCCAGTCTTGTGTGTTGTAGCGTGTCTTTGTGGACAACACCACAGTGCCTTGGTCAGTGCGCACAGAGGACATGCCCAGTGCAAGCATCTGATCTTTGAGTGCTATCTTCACGACATCTTGTTGCCGCTTGATTTCCTCAACTTCGTTTTCGTACGCTTGAGTCAGCTCTTGAATTCGAGCCGCCATCTTACGATACACCTTTGCCAGTTTGTCCATTGGAACGCTGGCTAACTCCGTGCTCTCCTCTTGTGGGGGAGCGTCATCATCGACTGCTGTAGTCATTTGCTTCTCCTGTTATTTTGTCTAACGTTTAACATCATACACGGAACAGATCCAAACGCAACTCCTTTCTTTAAATATTTTTAACTTCACTGTCAAACATATCTACCAGTAATTTGTGGTCGTCAACTTTACCCGCCATTGCCTTGAATAGTTTTTTCTCAATAGGGCTGGACTCGATGTGTACCACAGTAACTTTGTCGGAGTTCTGACCTTTGCGATCTGCTCGCGCAATACACTGCGTGTACATCTCCACGCTCATCAGCGGCCCAAAAAACACAACAGTGTCTGCGGCAGTTAGGGTAATCCCGTGGGCTGTTGCTTGTGGCTGCATCACCAACACGCGTATCTTGTCGGTTGACTGAAAGTCTCCAATTATCTGCCCACGTTTTGTTGCGGTCACGTCGCCATGAATTTGTCCCACGGCGTAGCCCTGCTTCACCAAATGCGTCACGATGGTGTCTATGCTGGAACGGAACAACGCAAAGATGATTACCTTGCGCTCTGTTTCTTCCAACACTTCCTCCAGCACATGCAGTCGAGGAGATGCGTCGAACTCCACAACCTCCCTATCGTCTGTGTACGCGGCACCGCATGATATTTGTAGCAGCTTGTTTACTGCAACACCTGCATTGACTGCGCTGATTGTTTCTCCCGCCGCACGCACCATCATCTGCTCTTTTAACATCCGATAGTATTTGTTTTGTTGTGGTGTCATAGGCACTTCGCGTGTCACTGTAATTACCGGCGGTAGGTCAAGACACTGGCCTTTTGTAAAACGAATTGCCGGTTGCAGTGCTTCGTACACCATAGACCGCGCATCTATTTTTGGTGTCCACTTAAACATGCTGATCTTGTTCATCACCTTATCGCGCCACGCTGTTTGGAACTTGGGCACGCCGCTTGGATTAACAAGTCTTGCAAGGCCATACGCATCAACAGGAGACTGCGATGCGGGTGTACCAGTCATCATCCATAGGTATGTCTCAGGCTTGATGATAGATGCCAACGCCTTCCAACGCCGTGTTGATGGGTTCTTGTATGCGTTGGCCTCATCAATAATTACAAGATCAAAGCGACCATCATTGCGTATCTCATCCGCAATCAGATTCAGTCCGTCGTAGTTGGCAATTACGATCTCGTAGTCACGCTGAATCATTTCTATACGGCGTGATGCTTGCTGATGGTGGGCAACGATGGCGCTTCGGTGCATGGTGCTGTTCATGATGTCGCCCATCCATGCGCTGTGCATGATTGATAGGGGGCATAGCACCAACACCCTGCGAACTTCACCACGCTCAATTAGATAATCAGCCGCCCACAAAGCAGATAGCGTCTTGCCAGTGCCGGGGTCATTAAAACAGAAAGCTCTGCGGTGTAGTGTTAGGAATGCTGCTGTTTCAATTTGGTGATCCATAGGCTTGTACTTGCCCGGCCAACCATAGCGCCCTTTGATTGGGGACGGTACATCTTTGACACCAAGATTTTTTAACACGCGACTTTCATCAAGGCCCCAGTACACAGCAATTTGGTATATGCCATCCTCTTCACCAACTACTTTGTGCTTTGGAATGATGCTGTATTTACTTGGGTCGCGTGTGCGCAGTAGCAGTGCTTTGTTGTCAATTATTTCCATTACGCATCTTCCTTCAACCGAGCCCACGGCGTGTTGCTTTCTCTAAATTCAATCTCTTCCATCAGGTTGTTTCTGTGAAGTCTTGCTGATGCGTCCCACCAGAACTCTTCTTCTAGTTCTGAAACGTCTACCCACAAGTCGCCAAACTTTGCTCTCCACATATCTGCCAGTCTTGATAGTGGAATGACGTACGCTTCACGCGTATTGGGGTTGTCTACGCGTATATTTTTCTTGCTGGCTTGTGGTACCCCTCCCTGCCAAATTTGGCTGTGTAGTTTTGCGTTTTCTTGCGCATATACGGCCTCTAGGTGTTCTGTTAGCGATTGGCCTAACGATTTAATTTTTCCCATTTGCTTCTCCTGTTATTGCTCTGGCATGCGGCATACGTACCGCGCTCTGTCTGTTAGAAAGTGGACTTCAACTTCTCCGAGTTGTTTAAGTCTCTTGAACGCACTGTTAAAGAACTCATCGCCCTCTAAAGTTTCTAGGTCTACCCACTTGTTTCCAAAACGTGTTACCCACACATCAATCAGTCTGCTGACAGGGATATTGAACGCTTCGGATTCAAGCATGGCAATTGTTATTTGCATGGCGGTTGTTATTTCGCTGTCAAACTGTTTTCTACTTGATGCTGTGGTCAGATTTGCGTTTGAAACTCCTGTTATCTGATGCTGATTTAACGCGTAAGTTACTCCTTGTTGTTGCGCCGCCTTTTGAAAGGGGTTGTTTATGATCGACATCTTTTCCATCTCCTTTTTTTACGATACCCTCTTTCATAAGCATTGCGCGTGCTTTATTTCGAGCGGTTCTTTTTTTAATGATCTCTGGTTTCTGTTCGTACTTTGCGTACGAAGGACGGTCTTCTGGGTTTTTGTAAGGCATGAGTGTTCCTTAATGTTTTGGATTGAACTCGCATGTTTTTACCGGACACCAACCGCACAAAGGCGTTTGGTTTGGGTTCCACACATCGTTTGAAAAAGATGCTTCAAGTCGCGCATAGCGTTCACGGTAGTCCCACCAATGTTTCTTGGCCTCGTCTGCTGTCATTGACATCTTTACAAAGTCATTCTTTACAAGAAACAATAACGCCGAGTTAACCTTGCGTATGTGGGGGAAGTGCGCAAACACCATAATAGACATGAGCACAAGCTGATCGCGGTCTGGGTACTTGTTGTTGCCGGTCTTGTAGTCTGCCACCCATGCGGTCAGGTTTTCGTCATCAACAATTAACAGGTCTGCGATACCACGCACCCATACGTTATCTGCTTTCCAACTTGTTGGCAATAGGTCGGTGGTCAACGCCATCTCATACTCAGCCAGCTTACGTCCGGACTTGTTTAGCAACGCGTCCACCACAGGTTGGAACTGCGCGTATGCAGGCGGGATTGGAGTGCCCTCCTTGACATACATCTCCAAGGCTTCGTGGACTTGGTTGCCGTACCGCGTCGCTTCGGTTTCTGTAAACGGGTAGTTTTTAAGTACCTTGACTTCGTAGTAACGGCGTTGACAACCCTCAAAGTCTTTGAGGGAAGAGTGTGACCATGCTTGTTTTTTCATAGTTTGGCGGAATTAACTGCTTGCGTTAATCTGTTGGCAAACGCGGTAACAAAGTTCTCGTTGTCGGTCAAGTCGCTGCCCATGTCTTGCAGAATGATGTGCGTCAACTCATGCCAGAACGTGTCGTCAAGTTCTGACTGCTCAAACTTGTTGCCAAACTCGTCGTACTGCGCCATCTCAACCAACTTCTTGCGGTAGTACGTACGCCCCATTGCGGCAGGGTCTTGGATGGTTTGACGCCATTCAACGTTGTACGTCGTTGGCCCCACTGTGAATTGTTTGGGTATTTTCATGTGCTTCTCCCTATGATTTTGCTAACCCATATCTACGGTGCGCACCACCGTCAGCGGCCAGAGGTATCCCCGGCATGTACTTCGGCTCCATAGTCATCTGCGCCAAGACCCAAGTCTTAGCGTCAACAACTTCATCATCAGGCACAACAGCGATCAACTCGTCGTGCACCGTGCCAGCAATTGGGTACTTCTTCGATACCCTCAACATGCCATCCGTCATCACGATTCTGGCAAGCGCTTGCGTCACATTGTTCGTTATCTTACCTGCATACAACTTTGTTGCACGCTCTCCATACACCCACTGCGGTCTGCCTTTGGTATCTTGTTCAAGACGTAGGTTGGGGTACAGAAGCTTCATTCCGTTTGGTAATTCTATCTCGCCTTTGCGGAATGTCAAACACTTGTGCGTGTACTCTTTGCCCAAATACAGCGACTTGTGTATAAGCTCATTGAACAGCCCCCACATAGAAACAATAGGCCAAGCAGTACGGCGGTATGTATCAATGATTGCTTTGGCGGCAAGGGCATGGGTCAGGAGTTCTTTATCAGAACAAGTGTGTGGGATGTCGAACAGCTTGGAGTCGTTGCCGTCCCACTTGACAAACTCCTGCGCGTACTCAGAGTTAACGCCGAGCGCTTTGGCGAAGTCCTTGGAGTACCGTACAGGCGGCGCACCGAGGAAACCTGTGAGGAGTTGCGAAGCGAATGAAGCCCAACCCAGTCCATAGCCACAGCCCAGTAACGCGCTCTTTGCCGACTGCCGCAGATCAGGATGGGATTCTTTGGTGAGACCGGGGATATTGAACATCTGGCTACCGAAGGCCGCATAAGGGTCACCTCCAGCCCTGAAGATGTCGAGCATGTCTGCATAGTCAGCCAACCACGCGAGTACTCGCGGCTCAATTTGCGAGAGGTCGCCCACAACGAGTTGGTAGCCCTCGGGAGCCATAATTGCTTTGCGTAGGAAACTGCCTCGCTTGAGGTTCTGCATGTTGATTGCTGAACCTTTTGCCGCCGTCCAGCGACCCGAGAGAGCGCCGTAATACGAGAGCGGAACCGGTAGTTTGCCGCGTTGAGATATGTCGAGGAAGCGCTGTGCCCTTGTGCGCTCGGTCGTGGATTTAACTTTAAGGCGTGCCTCACAAAGGAGGGCAACATCTTCACGTTCACCGTTAAGCAACGCTTGGAAGAGAGCATCATTCTTGGCAAAAGCGAACGCTTCTTTGCCGGTAGTTTTACTGACCTTAGTCGGGGGAGTAACCCCGAGGCTTTGAAGTACGTCAGCAAACTTCGGGTTCGATGCGAGCTCAGCTTCTTGTATGCCCAGCCTTTGTAACAGTCCTTCACGTAGTTCTCCTTCTTCTGTCAGTGCCTTGATAAGCATCTTGCTGTCAAGCTCAAGCGTTGGTCGTGTGTACATCTTGAGCGTCATGTCGATCAGACGCAGTTCGGATTTGGGGTATCCGTTAATGAACCGACTGAAAACTTCTTCGCACAGGTACACATCATGGGCGCAGTACTCGGCAAGTTCTCTTTCAATCTCTGGCGATATTGATGTGAGGCCATCAGTGCTGTGTACTGCCGTTCCCTTTGGTCGAAGTCCGAAGTCGAGCGCCAACTTCGCAAGGGAGTTGCCAACTTCCACGCCGCGTAAAGCTCTTGCCATTGATAGGGTGTCGAAGATGAAGGTTGGTCTGGCGTTATATACCCATTCCATAATGGATACATCGAACTGTGCATTGTGCGCAAGCACTGCGGTTCGTCCCCAGTCCACTCCAGAAAAGTACTCACGTAATCTATCTCCTCCAACCCATTCAGTTGGGTTGTCAGTTCCATATTCATGGATGCACGCTCCGAAAGCTTTGAACCTTTTGTCACGTATGTACTCCTCTGTTGTCATCTTGGATAGGGTGTAACTTTGTTTGTCCCACCGAGTTTCAAAGTCGATGGAAATTATTCGGTCAAATGGTTTGCTCAATTGAATGCCTCTTTAGGGGGTGCGTCGATAGTGTTTAAGAATCCGAAAAAATCATTGGCTTCGATCATGATTTCCGCTGCCTCCATTTCGTCTAGGTTCATGGTGGCTACCTCCAAGCGGTCTTCGCCTGTGTTCTTAATGATGAGCACTGCTTGGTTTGCGTTGGGGCCGTAGCATGTGAGGAACTTCAACACCGTGGTTTTGAAGTGCGCCTTCTCTTCGTCCGACATTGCCTTGAGCAACAGGTCTATTGCTTGTTCTTGTTCCATGTTAGTGCCTCTCTAAGTTCGTTTATGTTGTCTTCGTTTACTACCATTGCCACACCCCCTGCGCTTCTTATGCGGCGCATGTGTTCCTCTTGTAACAGGGTCGGTTTGTTCTTCCCCGCTTTTGCTTCTACGCCAATGAACATGCCGCTGGCACATATCAAAAAGTCTGGCACCCCTGAGTTGCCGTAGCCTGTGCCGATAGGCATGGCGTAATACACGCCCAGCTCGTCAAGCAACTTCCTGATTTGTTTTTTTACTTTTACTTCTGGTGTCGATGCCATACAGTTTCCTTGGTAATTGGTGAGGGGGTCAAGTAGATTACGCGCCCCCTCAATTCGCGTTTGGAAAGCCGAACAACAACAGTTTCCTCAAAGGCTAAGCGCTGTTGTTGTTCGTGATGTTGTGGTCGCATCTACTAGGTTCGCACACATCACAATTGAAAAACCTGCTTAGCCCTTGTTCTTTTGAAGCGTTTGCGCTTCTTTGATCTTTTTTGATAGCTCTTGGCGTAACCACTTTGGGCCACCCAAGCGTTTCCATTCTGCATAGTGTGCAGGGATTAACCGCACACCGATGCTCACAGCCACACCTGTCAGTTCACTTTTTGGTCTTGGCATTTGTGCTGCTCCCCCACTACCCTATTTAGAAAAAGCATTTTGCACTCTGTGCAACGCCACAGGTCGCCTTCAACCACTATGGTTTGCTTCTCTGCGTGTTGTCCACGAACTTTTCCAAAGAACGTTCTTATCTTCTCAAGCATTTTGGTTCTCCCATCTTCTGCACAAATCTTTCACGGTCTGGCTTTTGCGCTTGCCCTTGCATACGTTGCTGATTGACTTCTGTTTGGCCTTGGCTTGCAACTGCGCTGGGGTCAGAGGCTTTACTGGTTCTGCTGTAGCTGGAAACAAACCTGTCACGCCCAGCCAACAGCACACGGCGGCGACAAGTAGTCGGTCAAATATCATTCTTCCTCCTGATGTTCTTTAAGTCTGCGTTGTAGCCGAGCTATACGCTCGACGTTGTAGGTGACGATTGAAGCCGCATACTCCACTGCGCTCTCAGCTTCTAACTTCTTGATGACGGCCTCACGCATTTCTTTCTCGATGATTTCGCTGATTGGCTTTGGCTTCATCAGTTCCTTGATGTACTTGAGTGTTGAATCTTTCCAACTCATGTGTTTCTTTCTTTTAATGCGGCTTCAATGTCACGCACCATCTCCAGCAAAGTTCCCTTCCCGCAACCGCACTGAAAGTCTTCCCAGCCCCAGTAGCTTTCTACCTCCTCATCCGTCAGCCCTACCCATGTGCGCTGTGGCTCAACATAGCCAACGACTTGAGCGTTAATTGCAATCTGTGGCTCTTGCTCTGTGCGCTGTGGTGGTGTGCAG